AGTTTTTCAGCTTGTTTCTTTAAAGACTCTATCTTTAACATTGAAACAAACTTTTTATAGTTTTTCTGAGATTCTTTTTCTACATCAATCTCTCTTTCAGATTCTAAAGCAGATCGTTTATCTCTAAATTTATCTGCAATATAATGTCTAAGATATTCTTGTTCATCTTTTCTTATTGGTTTCATACATCTCCTATTAGTTTGGGCCAGGCTTTCGCCTAGCCCTAGTTTATTTACGCAGACTTCTTAGTCTTTGTTTTAGATTTAGATATATCTACTAATTGCTCAGCAGTTTCTCTAGCATCTCTGTTTTTATCCAATGCTTCTTTTAAAGCTATGAATGTAGACGAGATACCAGATGTTTGCAAAAACTGTGGCAAACTTTTATATCTTGGATCTGATTGAAATAGTTCAGCATTTTGGTAATACAATTCATGTATCCACTTAGCTAAACCCATTTTCTTTGAAACTCTATCTTCCAAAGAAAGTTTTGTCTCTACTGTTTCCATCTTTATCCTCCTTTATTTTGATTTCAATTGGTAACTCAATAGATTCTGGTATATGCTTATCAATAGCTTTATAAGCACCTATGCAAAATCTAATAGGGTATGTTGCTGTAGATAAAACAACATCACCTAATTTTTTTAATCGCATCATTATATTCCTCCTTTTTTTTAGTTAGTCGTATATACTTTGCTTTTACTTGACGATATTCATCATCAAATTCTTTCGTTCCAGGAATTGGATCGACATCAGCTGTGAGCCAATTCCAGCTTTTTCTTACTGCTACACCAGCAATACTAAAGGCCAAAAAGCGAGCCAAACTAATAATTCCATTCATTAATCTCCTTTCATTGGTAATATTGTTTCAACTTTTTTTACTCTATAAAAATTATAGTAAGCATTGTTATCAATCTTATTAAACTTGTTAACTATGTTACTATAAGATGAATCTATACCAGATGCTTGAACTGGTTTAGAAAGTTTAGACCACTCATCTAATGTGATCATTGGATCAGCATTTGCTATGACATCAATATCCCATTTTTCGTGTTGGCATATTTCCATAAGCTGATGTGCATATATTCTGTTTTCACATTTCTCAACTTTTTGATATTGTTGAAATGATACTCCAAGAATATTAGCTATAGACTCTTGGTTTTTACCATTCCACACTCTATGTAATAATAGCTGTTTAGCTATCTGTTTTAGTATTTTTAATTGTTTATCGTTTTTACGCATTATTTACTCCATATAGTTTTTTCATGACAAGCAGCTCTCGCTGGTCGGAGCTGTTTGGCACAGTTATTACTCTTATAGATGGCTTCCCCTCTCTATATACTTTGACAAGTGTAATCCATCCTGTTTTTGGTTTTATTATTTCTAAGTTAATTGACTTTAACCAATATTGTTTCCACCAAGATATATGCTCACTCTTAATAGATCCAGTAAATGGCTGCCTATACATGAGCTGAACTGCTCTTGTCAGATTTATTGGTCTTTCTTTGAACTTTCCTTTTATTACGACTCGGTACACTCTTTACCTCCTTGCAATCTGTGAATTGTGATAACCATAATAAATGGTTTGCATATTGTTTTGCTGTAAAACCTTTGGGTGTCTTAGTCATTTAATTGATCCTTTCTTTTTATTTCAAGTATTTCTACACTACTATGGTGAAAATCCCAAGAAGTGTAGTCCTCATCATTAATATCATAATTAACTAAACGTAAGGTATCCTCTTTATTACCTTCTATAGTCCGATAATAAACTTTACTTATTTTTATTTTATATTGATATTGCAAGGGTATTGGCATTCCCATTAGTCCTCCTGTATTATATTTTTAGCATATAACATTACTAATCCTCTAGTTGTGCTAGAGTTCAGTAAATCTGCACCTGCTAATTGATATATTAGTCTATGCTCTCTATCTGTAAATTCCGATAGATCTAAAGAGTCATTTATTTTATACTCTAAGTCCATAGCTTCTTTCTCATTTACTCCTGCTAAATCATATATATTCATATTATCTCCTATTAAGGCTATGCCTAGCCTAAAAGACGACTAGGCATGCCAATTTGTTTATTGTTTGATTGAATCAATAAATTTCTTAAGAACTTCTAATTCTTTCTTAAGATTATTTATTTCTATTTTATCTTGATTGTTGGCTATCCATTCTTTAAATGGTTTATATTTTGGATTGCCTAAAGCTATTTGTTCTTCAACATATCGCTTTCTTTCTTCTTGTGTTTTAGTTTCCATATATGATTTATATGACATATTTGTCTCCTTTCTGACAAAGTTTGTTTTTGCTCGCAACAACGAACTTTGAGTATATTTTATTCCTAAGTTTAAGTATTGGATCTGCTGGGCAGAAAAACTCATACTCAGTAAGATAATAATTTATCTCATTATCTATACATTCTTCTATTTTTGATTGTATATTATAGTTCATATCATCTCCTTTACATTATACTTAATATACCTAGCACTAAAGCTAGGTACATCAAATTACTTACTAGATTTATCATCTGATAGTATGGATTTCCACATCTTATAAGAGAATACACCACCTATAATCCACCCAATTATCATTAAAGTTAACCATACACCTAATAGTGTTAACACGATTGTACTTAACATATTTATCTCCTTTTTATTGGTTATTAATTATTTTAAAATATCCACCTATATTTAACTCTAAATGGATATTATTTTCCCAAGCTCTAATTTCATGGATTATATTTTCGAACTGGGATTGAGTTACTTTTATCTTATCTTTAATCTGATTATCATAACAATCCTTAGGATAACTAATAGGCTTATTACAATAACAGTATTCATTACATACATTATTCATATATATCCTTTCTGTGCTTACTTACTGATATGGGTAAATATAGCACTTATTTGTATGTCCTACTGTATTACAGCAATCAACTATTACAGTAATATCAACAGGTTATATCAATATCAGCAATCAATTAATCAAACGATTTCGCCGAAAGTTAATTGACTACTGATATTATAATCAACAATGATTATATTTCATCGTCGCCAGACTGATGGAATCTAATCACCAACAAAAAAAGTCAGCTATGCTGACAATTAACGACATAAAGACAATTGCCAATAGCAATTGACAGGGTTTTAAAGTCACCCTTGCATAATATCGACAACAGTCGATAGTGCAAATAGGGGGGTTTTATACAGATACCTTCAGATATAGCCTTTAATGGGCCATAGGGGGGGTTTATTTTAACATTCCCTACAAATGTGGGGGTTTAACAAGGAGAAACTAATATGGCAATTCCATATATGGCAGGATCAGCAGGAATGAAAATGCTAAGAACACTTTACAAAGGTAAAGTTAAGCTAAAAAAAGGCACAAAAAAAACTGCTGATTATTTAGGAAAAAAAGGACACGCAAAAACTAGCTCATTTGTTAGTGGTGTCGGCAAAAAATCACAAGCAGGATACAGAAAAGCTAAAAGTCTAGCTAGAGAATATCCAAAATCTGCAGCAGCATTAACTGGTGCGATTGCTTGGGATATGTTTGATGACGAATAATGGCTAAACAGAAGTTCATACACTATGTACCCAGACCAAAACCCAAAAAACGACCTGGAGTACACAAGAAAAGTAAGAACAAATCTGAAAAACGTAGCTTTAAAAAATATAATAGGCAAGGAAGATGAAAAAATATCCTTTAGGAATGGGCTTAATGATGCCAATGTTTAAATTAGACCCAAAAAAAAAACTTGAAAAAGCAAAAAAACTTAGTAAAAACTTAAAAGATCCTAAGTTTAGAAAAACTGCTAAAATCAAAGATTACTTTTATAACATATAATGGCTAAAAAAGGACTATACGCAAACATTCACGCAAAACGAGCTAGAATCAAAGCTGGCTCAGGAGAAAGAATGCGTAAAAAAGGGCAGAAGGGTAGACCAACTACAGCTCAATTTAGGAAAGCAGCTAAAACTGCTAAGAAAAGATAATGGCATCACCAGCTTGGCAAAGAAAAGAAGGTAAATCCAAATCAGGGGGTTTAAATCGAAAAGGGATTGCGTCTTATAGACGAGCTAATCCTGGATCTAAACTCTCAATGGCAGTTACTACAAAGCCATCAAAATTAAAAAAAGGATCAAAAGCTGCTAAACGTAGAGCTAGCTTTTGTGCTAGAATGAAAGGCATGAAACGTAAGCTCACATCAGCAAAAACAGCTAGAGATCCTAATTCTAGAATTAATAAATCATTAAGAAAGTGGAACTGTTAACATGGCAAAAAATAGATTAGAAAAATTAGCTGATGAATTAATGAGATTGTCGCCTGAAGAAGGCGAACAATTAGGTCTTATTATGAAATCTAGAATGATGCCTGAGATGGCTAAACAACAAGGATTATTACAACAACAAAATCCACAGATGGCACAAATGGGAAAAAGACCACAAGGAAATGTACCTATGCCAACATCTAGGGATGCAGCAATAAGAGGACTATTAAGATGAGACTTAAAACATATGGCTTTCTTGCTAAAACATACGCAAAGAAATACGCAGCTGATGCAACAGATGCAATGAAAACATTATCTGCTAAAACAAAAAAACACATAAGAAAACATAAACTAAAATATTCAGCAGGAGCAGGAGCTGCTTCTGGATATGCAGTTGCTAAAACAAACAAGGATAAATAATATGCCAATGGTTGGAAAGAAAAAATACCCTTATACTAAAAAGGGTAAAATGGCTGCTAAGAAAGCTGCTAAAAAAAAAGGAATGAAAGTTAAAAATAAATACTAATGAAAAAACCTAAACTAGGATCTGGGCAAAGATTTAAGCAACTTACTGCTAAACTAAAAAAACAAGGTGTCAAAGATCCTAAGGCTTTAGCAGCAGCTATTGGAAGAAAAAAATATGGCAAAGCTAAATTTCAAAAAATGGCTGCTAAAGGGAGAAAAAAATAATGGCAAAAAATAAAGAACTAGTACCTTATTCTAAAATAGAATCTGTTAAATCTAGAATAAGAGTTAGTGGTCAAAAATTAAAAAAAGCTGGTAAAAAATTTGCAGGTAAAGCAACAGCTGAACAAAAATTCTTAGGCAAAACTTTACCTAAATATATTGGTAAAGCAGCTAAGTTTGCTTTTAAAAATCCAATTACTTCAACTGCATTATTTTTTGTTCCTGATACTGTTAAATTTATGGGCAAACAAAAGGGAATTAATTTTAGTCCAACTAGACAATATGACAAAAAAGGAAGAAAATTTTTATAATGTCTGAAGAAAACAAAACAAATCATGGTGGTAAAAGACCTGGAGCTGGTAGACCTGTAGGATCTAAGAGTAAAATCTTGTGGAAATCTATGGAAGAAATGGCAGAAAAATATCAACATTCTCCTTTAGATTACCTATTAGCTGTGTTAAACAATCCTGCAAGTAGTCCTGAAAGAAAAATGTATGCAGCAGAAAAAGCTGCGCCATATGTTCATGCAAGACTTACTTCATCAAACACAAAAATGAGTATAGATGAACCAGTTAAAGTCAAAGTCGAATGGCAAAAAGACGAAAACCAAAGTAGTTGAAATACCATACAAACCAAGAGCTTATCAATTAGAAGTTCATAAACATAAAAAACGATTTAGTGTTTTAGTATGTCATAGACGATTTGGTAAATCAGTTTTATCAATTAACGAATTAATTAAAACTGCATGTGATAAACCTAGATCTTTGTGTGCATTTATAGCACCAACTTATAGACAAGGTAAATCAATTGCATGGGAATATTTAAAATATTATACTGCACCATTAATTAAAATTGGTGGAAGTAGAAATGAATCTGAATTAAGAATAGATCTATTTAATGGATCAAGAATACAAATCTTTGGAGCAGATAATCCAGATAGTATTCGAGGTATGGGATTTGATGCTGTCGTACTTGATGAGTATGCAATCATGGCTCCAAGAGTATGGACAGAAATCGTAAGACCAGCTGTTGCTGATAAATTAGGATGGGTTTTATTTATCGGTACACCTATGGGTCATAATCAATTCTGGGAAGTTTATGATTATGCTTTAAGAGGTCGTGATGATTGGTATGCTAAGTTATATCGAGCATCAGATACAAAAGTTATTCCAGACGAAGAACTTGAAGAAGCTCGTCTAATTATGACACCTGAGCAGTACGAACAAGAATTTGAATGTTCATTTACTGCTGCTGTTAGTGGAAGTTATTATGGAAGATTAATAACTAAAGCTGACAAAGATGGTAGAATAACTGATGTACCAGTAGACGACAATGTAGGTGTAGAAACATGGTGGGATTTGGGTATAGGCGACTCTACAGCAATATGGTTTGCTCAAAGAGTAGGGGAAGAAATACATCTTATTGACTACTACGAAACTTCTGGTGAATCTCTTGCTCATTATGCTGATGTATTAGCTGATAAAGGATATGCCTATTCATCTCATATCGCACCTCATGATATTATGGCTAGAGAACTAGGAACTGGTAAATCTAGACTTGAAGTTGCTAACGAACTTGGTATAGATTTTGATATAGCTCCTAAATTAGAAGTTGATCATGGTATTGAATCTGTTAGAAATGCATTGCCTTATTGTTACTTTGATAGAGAAAAATGCAAACAAGGTTTAGATGCTTTAAGACAATATAGAAAACAATGGGATGAGAAAAACCAAATTTTTAAAAATAAACCTCTCCACGATTGGTGTTCACATGCAGCTGATGCTTTCAGATATGGATGTGTTGCAGAACCATTAGATACGTCTGATTGGGATAGACCAGTTAATGTGGATACAAAATATGTAGTATGAAATCAAAAGAAGAAATATTAAGAGTACTAGCTAACGAAATACATTCAGCATCAGGTTATATTGGTGGTGAGCTTGTTGCTAGAAGAAAGAAATCATTAGAATATTATTTAGGAATGCCTCTTGGTAATGAACAAGAAGGTAGATCACAAGTAATATCCAATGATGTCCTGGACACAGTAGAAAGTTTAATGCCTTCTTTAATGAAAATTTTTACTGCTGGTGAAAATGTATTTGAATGTGAAGGTGTTGGGCCTGAAGATGAGGAAATGGCTAGACAATGTTCTGACTATCTTAACCATATTTTCTATAAAGAGAATAATGGTTTTATAGCTTTATATTCTGCATTCAAAGATGCCTTAATCCAAAAGAATGGTATATTAAAAGTATTTTGGGATAACTCACAAAAAACTGAAAGAGAAGAATATACAAGATTAACTGATGATGAGTTTAATGATCTTGTAGATAATGCTGAAGTTAAAGTATCAGCTCATACAGAATATGAAGAACCTATTACTGATGATCGTGGTAAAGAAATAGATAAAGTTAAACTACATGATGTAGTTATTCATAGAACTAAACTATATGGTAAAGTTACTATAGAACCAGTACCACCTGAAGAATTTTTAATTGAAAGAAGATGTAAGTCTATTGAAACTGCAAATTTTATTTGCCATAGAACTCAAAAGACTAAAACAGAATTAGTTGAAATGGGTTATGATAAAGAGCTAGTTGATTCATTACCTACTGGTGATACTGATTATTATACAGAAGATAAATTCGTAAGACATCAAAATGTAGATTTCTCACATGGTCAAACAGATGGAGATGAATCTACTCAAGATGTATTAATCCATGAATCTTATATTCGAATGGATGTAGATGGTGATGGTAAAGCTGAGTTATTAAAAATTACTACAGCTGGTGAAGCTACTAAACTTTTAGATATTGAAGAAGTAGATAACATGCCTTTTATATCTATGACTCCAGTTATCATGCCTCATAGATTTCATGGTAGATCTATTGCAGAATTAGTAGAAGATATACAATTAATTAAATCTACTGTTATGAGACAAATGTTAGATAATATGTATCTAACAAATAATAACAGAGTAGCAATCCAAGATGGTCAAGTAGCTATGGATGATCTATTAACAAATAGACCAGGAGGAATTGTTAGAACTAAACAACCACCACAAAATGTAATGATGCCTATTCAGGCACAACCTATTACAGATCAAGCTAGTGGTATGTTAGGATATTTAGATGCTGTTAAAGAATCTAGAACTGGTGTAAGTAAAACTGCACAAGGATTAAATCCAGATTCATTAAATAATAAAACAGCTACTGGTATGAACCAAGTGTTAACTCAATCTCAAATGAGAATGGAGTTAATTGCTAGAATCTTTGCTGAAACAGGTGTAAGAGATTTAGGTTTAAAATTATTTGAACTTATTTGTAAATACCAACAAAAAGAAAAGATTGTTAGAATAAGAGGTAAATATATCCCTATGCGACCATATGAATGGAAGGATAGGGTTAATGTTACTGTAAGAGTAGGATTAGGTACTGGATCAAAAGAACAACAATTGATCTTAATTAATGCTATTCTTGAAAGACAAATGCAGGCTATAAACTTACAACAAAATGTTTATGGCCCTATGGTTAATTTAAGAAACATTTATAACTCATTAAAGAAACTTGTAGAAAATGCAGGTTTAAGTAGTATTGAGCCTTTCTTTATGGATCCAGAAGTAGGTGCAGCTCAAATGCCACCACTTCCTCCTAAACCACCAACAGAGTTTGAAAAGGTTACATTAGCTCAAGTACAAGGTGAAAACCAAAGAGCTGTAATGAAAAACAATGTTGAGATGAAACGTATTGAAGCTCAGATGAGACAACAATTATTAGATTTTGAGTTGAAAATTAAAGATCTTGAGTTAAAGTATGGAACTAAAATTGATGAACTAGAATTAAAACGAAGATCAATGTTAGAACAAGCAGATCTTAATAAGTCTGGTGATTTAATGAAAGAGATAGTGAAAGGTCAAGGTCAATTCTTTAATGGACAAGGAAACACAGATCAGGCAGGGCAAGAGGGCAGAACAACTTCTGAACGATCCCCTACTGAAGACAGCATTTGAAGATCTCCTAGAAATATATAAACAGGAAATCTTTAATACAAAATTCGCTGAAAATGAAAAACGTACTCACCTTTGGGTAGCCTACAATCTTGTAGAAAAAATCAGAGGTCATTTACTTAGTGTCATGGAAAGCGGAAAACTAACTCAACAAGAGTTAGATCAATTAAATAAAAGACGTTAAGCTAACGCAACGTCAAATTCGTCAACCAACTATAAAGGAACGATATGTCAGAAACACAAAACCTAGAAGGTGCTGCTGAAAAAATCTCAGGATTATTGAATCCACAAGATCAACAAGAAACTGAAATTAAAAAAGTAGAGCCATCAGAATCTGAACCTGAGCAACAGGAAGTTCAAGAAAGTCAAGCTGAGTCTGAAGCAACTAATGAACAAGAATCTGAAAATACTGAGGTCACAGAAGAACAACAAACAGAATTAGAGGAACCAAATCTCCACCAATTAAAAGTTAATGGTCAAGAGATAGAGGTTAGCCTTGATGAGCTGAAAGCTGGTTATTCTAGAGACTCAGATTATAGACAAAAAACTCATTCTTTAAGTCAAGAAAGAAAATCTCTTGAAGAACAAAAGAATAGTTTGCGTCAATCTTATGAAACAAGACTCAAAGAACTTAACGATACAATTGCTACTGCTGATGAATTTATCAGACAACAACAAGGTGGTCAAGATCTTCAAAAATTATTTGATGAAGATCCAGTTGCAGCAGCTCGTTTAGAATTTCAATTACGTCAACAATCTGAAAAGATTGAAGAAATGAAATCTAAAGCAAGAGAAGCTCAACATAAACAATACAATGATTTCCTTGAAACACAAAAAGAATTAGCAGCACAAAAGATACCTGAGTTTGCAGATCCAAGTAAAGCTGATACATTTAAAATTAATATGCGTAATACATTACGAGATTATGGTTTTAATGATCAAGAGATTGGATCACTTGCAGATCACAGATTTCTAATGGTCGCAAAGGATGCTATGGGCTATAAGTCATTACAAAATAAAAAACCTATAGTTCAAAAGAAAGTAGCCAATGCACCAAAAGTTGTTAAATCAGGTGTTGCTAAGCAAAACGTTAGTTCAGGTCGAGAAGTAATAAGAAATAAAATAAACAAGCTAAGAAAATCTGGAAGCATCAATGATGCTAAAAGTGCTTTGCTTGATATTATTAATCTTAAATCTCAACAAAGGAAATAACAAATGGCACAACCAACAAATACATTTGATACTTATGATAGTGTAGGTGAAAGAGAAGATCTTTCTGACGTTATCTATAGTATCTCCCCAACAGATACGCCATTCATTAGCTCAGCAGCAAAAACAAAAGCTACTGCAGTTTTACACGAATGGCAAACAGATGCTTTAGCAGCAGCTGCTACTGACAATGCTGTAATCGAAGGTGATGAAGCAACTGTAGATGCTCTTACTGCAACTACTAGATTATCTAACTCTGCTCAAATTATGGACAAAGTTATCACTATATCTGGTACACAAGAAGCAGTAGACAAAGCAGGTAGAGCTTCTGAATTAGCTTACCAAATTGCTAAAAAAGCAAAAGAACTAAAAAGAGATATGGAAGCAACTGTAACTTCTAACATTGCTGAAGTAACTGGTGGTTCTGGTACAGCTAGAAAAATGGGTACATTAGGTTCATGGGTTATCACTAATGATGACTTTGCATCTGATGGTGCATCAGGAACTGGTGTAGGTAATACTGCTAGAACTGATGGAACTCAAAGAGCTTTCACAGAAGCACAATTAAAATCTGTAATTAAATCAGTATGGAATGCTGGTGGTGATCCAACTATGATTATGGTTGGCCCATTCAACAAACAAAAGTTATCAGGATTTACTGGTAACAGTACTAGATTTGATGCAGGTGCTGATGCTACTTTATACACATCAGTAGACGTATATGCATCTGACTTCGGTCAATTGCAAGTAGTACCTAACAGATTCTCTAGAGATAGAGATGCTTGGGTTCTAGATATGAACTACTGGGGTATTGCGTTCTTGAGAGATTTCACTATGCATGAACTTGCAAAAACTGGTGATACTGAAAAGAGACAGCTTTTAGTAGAAGCAACTCTTGAGTCAAGAAACGAAGGTGCGTCAGGCTTAATTGCTGACTTAACTACTTCATAATAAATATAACTGTTTGGGGGAGTAACCTATAAATCTGCTCCCCCAGCAGATTCTAACAATGAAGATCTGAGAGAAGGTTAAGGTCGGAACATTTAAGGAATAACATGAGAACATTAAACGATTACTTTATTACATCAACAATCGCAGACGTAAGTACTGCATCTTCAACATTCGTTGCAGTACCAGACAATGGAAAAATTATTAAAATTTTTACAGCTTTACAAGGAGCTATATCTGTAGATGATGCAGGAATAAGTTTTGAAATCGGTGGAACTGCAATTACTAATGGTGGTATTACTATTGCTAATTCAGGTTCAGCAGCAGGTGATGTAGATTCATCTGAGCCAACTGCTAATAACGACATTAATGAAGGACAAGCTATCGAAATGATAACTGATGGTGCTTCAACTGGAACTGCAAAAGCTGTAGTTACATTCGTTATAAGAAGATAATTAATTTGGGGATGGCAACATCCCCATAACACTTAGGAGAAATTTATGCACATTGCTATGAGACCTGTTTCAACACAAAAAGTTAATTCTGCAGGTACATCAGCTCAATCAGCAGCATTTAGTCCTAACATTGAATATGTTAGAATTATTCCAGATGCAGATTGTCATATTGAGTTTGGTGTAAATCCAACAGCTACTACTTCTAAAATTTTTATGGAGTCTAAAACTTATGAATATTTTAAAGTTTCGCCTGGCGAAAAAGTAGCAGTAATAGGAACTGTCAATTTATACGTAACTGAATTATCAGAATAATGGGAAAAGTTAGATCTGTAGAATATGATGGTGGTATAAAGACTCGATATATCCAAGAGTCTGATGGTAAATTAACTATCAATAATCAACAAGATGTAAATCCTTTATTAAAAAGAAATAAAGAACTTTACAATAATGATGATGGTTATTTAACTAAAGCGAAAGAAATGAAACGAGTAGCTAGTATTCCTCCATTAGTTTTGCAGATCTGGGCTAAAGAGTATAATGGTAGTAACAATTGGTTTGGATTACCAAAAGATATTCAAAGACAAATAATGAGAAGAAAACTAAACTCTAGTGAGTTTAGATATTTTAGAACAGCATCAGGAAATTTATAATGGCTATTTCAACATACGCAGAATTAAAAACATCTATAGCTAATTGGCTTAATAGATCAGATCTTACATCAGAAATATCTGGTGATTTTATTAAACTTACTGAAGCTGATTTTAATGCTAAATTAAGAATTAGACAAATGGAACAGATTGATACATTAACTATCAATGCTGAAACTGTAAGTGTACCATCTGGTTTTATTGCAGTTAGATCTTTATATTTATTAGTATCAAGTACTAAATATCCATTAGAATATATTACTCCAGGCAATATGTTTGAAATAAGAGGTGGATCAAGAACTGGTAGACCTAGATCTTATACAATAGAATCTGATAATGGTACTGAACAATTTAGATTTGGGCCAGCACCTGATACATCTTATACAGGTTATTTATCGTATTATAAAAACATCACAACTCTTAGTGATTCTAATACATCAAATTATATTTTAGCTAATCATCCAGCTATATATTTATATGGATCTTTATACCATGCATCTAACTTTCTTGGTGGAATAGAACCTAACCAAGCACAAAATTGGTTAGCTATGTATTCATCAGCATTAGAAAGATGTGAAAATAATGACAGACAAGATTCTTATGGTGGTGCACCTGTTCAACAAAGAACAGATGTTCAAACTGATTTATCATTTTATAGGAATAGATAATGCAAATACCTTTTGGAGAATGGCTACCTGATCAACCTGAACATATGAATCCAGGAGCCAATGTAGCAACTAATGTTTATTATGCTCTTAACTCTTATAAGAGATTTCCTTCTTTAGTAAATTATTCTACTAATGATATTAGCACAGACTCAAGAGGAGCTGGATCTTTTAGAGATAATTCTAATAATGTTTATAACTTTGTAGCTACTAATACTAATATTTATGAATTAGATGGTGGTGTATTTACTTCTAGAAAAGGATCTTTAACTGGAGCTAATGATGACTTTTTTACATTTACTCAATTTGGTAATTATGTAATAGCATCTAATGGTATTAATCCCCCACAATATTATTTGATGGGAACATCAACTAACTTTGCAGATTTATCTAGTATTGTAACTAGTGGAACATTACCAACATTTAGAGTTTCTGGAGTTATTAGAGATTTTTTAGTTACTGGTAACCATACTAATAATACTAATAGAATACAATGGTCTGGTATTAATGATATTGGAACATGGTCATCTGGAACTAAACAATCAGATTTACAAGATCTTCCAGGATCTGGTGGACAAATAGTACACATAACTTCTGGAGAGATTGGTTATGTATTTAGACAAAACCAAATAATTCGTATGGACTATGTTGGTGGAGCTACTGTATTTAGATTATCAGTTATCTCACCAAATAGAGGATCTGTATATGGAAGAACAGTTTGCCAAGATAATAGACGAGTATTCTTTTATGCAGATGATGGATTCTTTGAAATTAATGGTGATACTGTAGTTTCTATTGGAGCTGAAAAAGTTAATAGATTTTTTGATGCAGATTTAAATAAAGCATTTACAGATAGAATCTGTGCTGCTGTAGATCCATTTAACCAGTTAGCTTTATGGTTGTACCCTAGCTCAAATAATGCTTCCAATACTACTGGAATATGCGATAGAATACTGATTTATAATTATGCTACTAAAAAATGGTCTTTAGCTAATGCTAATGCTAGTACTATTTTTAGTCAATTTGTAGGAGCATACACAGTAGAACTAATGGATATTATATCTCAAAACTTAGAAGATATTAATATTGCATTAGATACAGATTTTTGGAATGGTGGACAACTATTACTTGGTGCAATAGATAGTAATTACAAAGCTGCTATTTTTTCAGGTACTGCAAATCAAGGAGAAATAGAAACATCTGAAGTAGAACTATATCCAGGATTTAGAAGTAATATACAATCTATTAGACCAATAGTAGATGCACAAGCTACAGTTACTATTAAAACTAGAGATAGATTAGCTGATAGTGTTGTTGAGTCTAGTGAAATATCTATGAACTCAACTGGTATCAATCCAGTAAGACAATCTGGAAGATATGTTAAAATTAATGTTAAAACACCTAGTGGTGTAGCTTGGTCAGATGCTCAGGGCATTGACCTAATTGCATCAAGAGGAGGATTAAGATGACAGATAAAACAGACGTTGATAACGTAAGATATAGTTTTGAAACTCAAGAGTTTTTTCAAAGACAAATTGAAGAAGCTATAAACACACTTATCAATGAAAAGAATCAAGAAAACAATAAAGCATATGCTTGGTTTATAGGAGATTAAATGACAGGTATAAAAGACTATTCAACTACTAATGCAAATAATACAGATCTAAATGGTATATCAGTTGCTGAAGGAATGTTACCTTCTCAACTTAATAATGCTATTAGAGCATTAATGGTTAATACTAGAGAATGGTATAATGATTCTCAATGGGTAATTTATGGTGATGGAGATGGAGCTTATACATTAGCTTATGTTAGTGCTACTTCATTTACTGTTGCTGGTATAGATGTAACTTCTATTTATCATGCTAATCGTAGAATTAAAGCAGTAGGTTCAACTACTGGAACAATCTATGGAACAATTAGTTCTTCAACATTTTCA